CCGTACTTGCGGTTCGAGATTCTCCAAGAATCATAGTCCGCATCGGGGGCGTCCATCGGGGTGACATTCCGGCGGATAGCTTGCTCGAGGCAATCCCCATGGACAATTTCGAAGTTGAGAGCGTGTCCAGACACCGCGACGAAGGTCCAAACGAGTGTGCCTGCGCCATCGGCGACGGTTCCGGAAGACGGCCAAGTGGGAGCGGTTGCCCCAGAGGTTCCGGCGGTCGTGCAGTGGTACACTTTGCCGGACATTTCGATGTAATCAGCGGTGGTGTAGGCCGTGGCCGCAGCCCATGCGGGGTACTGCGATCCATAGCGGATGAATCCACCATCTTCTTGCCCGGAAGTGGACCCGTCTTGCAACGTGATCTTGGTGTAGAAGCGGTTCGACGGAACCCCGACGATTTTGGAGAAGCTGGCGAGGACTTCGCGGGATTTGGTGGTGTCGAGGCCTTGAACGGCTCTCAACAGGGACATTTCGGCGAACAGGACGCGGCCATTGGCGGGCGCGTTTCCGTCCATGGCGGCCATGCCGACGATGAGGGCGGCGAGGAAAGCATCAGCGGTGGACAGGGTGGCTTCGGTGGCGACACTCAGGCCGGCTTTGCTTGCGTACTTGGCAAAGCGGTAGGCGTCAATTTCGGGGATAGACCAGGTTCCTTCGTACTCGAACATGGCATCGGTCACGAGGCCGAGGGCTTCGATTTCGTCCAGGGCGTCGACGGTGAACTTACGTCCGCGGTCATAGTCCGGAGTGACGGTCTGCCAAGCTGCGGTGACGTCTCCGCTTTGGTACGCTCCGCCACGGGTCATAGCGGCGGGGCCTTGAACGGAAATGCGTTTGATCTTGAATTCTTTTCCTTCCCACTTGGACTGCGTGTTGTCCAGGAAGGATGTGAGAGACCCGACCTGGTAAGCGAGGTCGAGCGCTTTGATGTTCTCTTGCGGATAAGCGATGGAGTTGGACATTTTCTTTCACCTCAATGGTTTTATTTTTGTTGCGGTAATGTGATTCCGTGTTCTTTGGCGATTGCGGCCGCCTTCTCGTCGATCGATTGGTCGTGCCCGGTCGTCTTGTTGATCGGGAGGCCGAACCGGTCGAGCTGCGGTTTTGTTTCGACTTCAAACAAGTACGGGTTTTCTTTGACGATCGGGGCCATGATGGCGTCGAACCCGTCCAGTTTGTCGTCTTTGATCGGGAGTTTCCGGACGGCCTCGATGTCCAACAGGGCACGGGCTGCCTTTTCGTTCTTCGGTTTGAAGCCCCTCATTGAGTTGGCAAGGGCAAAGCCGAATTGTTGCTCGGACATTTTGGCTTCATAGTCCGCCTTTTCTTTCGCGTGAGCGGTTTGCAGATCGGCGATTTGTTTCGTCAGCGCTTCGTTCCCGGCGGCGAGCGGTTTCAGTTTTTCGAGCTCTCCGTTCACTGCCTCGTATTTGGTTTTGAAATCATCCCGAGCGGTTTCAATTTCTTTGACCCGGTCGAGCGGCCGGAAATTCTTGGGCGTCTCGATGATGAAATCTTGGTCCTTCAGAAGCGATTCAAGTTGCCGAATCTGTTCATCATTCAACAGGGCTTTCAGATCCGCCCCAATGTGCTTCAATGCCATAATGTTTCTCTCCTCTCATTTTTTAGCCTGGTTCAGTCCAGTTTTGATGAGTGGCTTCTTTCGCTCCGCCGTGCGGGAATCTGCGTTTCCCAACTCGAAATCAATGTGAAAAGGGGATTTCTCCCCTTCTTGAAACCTTGGATCATTTGTTCTTCCAGTCGACCTCGTCACTGGTCACCATGGTCCGCCATTCGTAATAGGCCCGGCCATGGGAGTTTGAAAAATAGCGGTAGGATTCGTCGAGCTTTTGCCACTGGTTGCGGTAGTCTTGGGCTTCACCCTTTCTCCCGGCCGTTGCGGCCAACCGTTCTTCGATCTTGATGTTGCGGATCTGCCGTTCATATTCGCGCTGCCGTGCCGTGATATACCGTTCCTGCCGGTTCTTCTCGTCATCGACTTCCCGCGGTGCCTTTGATTTGGGAAAATACTCGATCAGACGGTGCCTGCAGTTATACCCGTTGATGATGCCGTTGCCGTCGCCCCGTGGGCCCAACAATGCTTCGTCGAGCGGGGTATAGGGTATTCCGTCGGGGGTTCTTCCGGAAGTGCCGTCAAGGCTATACAACCGCCCTTGGTACGGGGCGCAACGTCCCGAGGCATCGGCGTGGCTTGATGTCCACACCAGTTTCACGCCTTCGGTCTTGAGCCGGTTGACATCCTCTTGGTTCGCTTCATACCTCGTCTGCATCTCGGCGAAGTTGCGAAGGTTCACCTTATACACGTCGCCGTTCTTGTCAACCCTCGTCAGGTTAGCAGGATCCGATGCAAGCGCTCGAATTTGGCTTTTGACGCCCTTTTCATATTCCGCGATGATCGGGGCCCCGACGCGGTCTTCCGTCAAGAATGGCCGGAATCTGTCGACGATGGTGGAGGTTTGCTCTGCTCCGAGCCCGGCGATCTGCTGAACGTCAACCGAATACGTCTTGTTCTCAACGCGGATGGCATCGCGGACGGTGTCGACGTCCGCCGCCTTTCGAATCAAGGAATAGTTAAGAACCCGGATGCTTTCGAAGAAGTTATAATGCCACTTTTGGGCATTGATGGCCAACGTTCTCCGCACGCTCTCTCGGTAGGTTTCAGGATAGGCATCGGCGCATGTTTGGATCACCTTGGCGATTTGGGCTTCCAATTCGGCCTTTGGTGTGCGCTGATAGTAGCCTTGCACGATGAGTTCCTTAATGCGTGTTTGGGCATCCTGGACATTGATTACCTGACGTTCGGCGATGTTCTCTTTCGGGGAAACGATGACGCGCGGTTCAGCCATCCGGAGGCGCCTCACTTCTTGTCATTGGGATCACCACCGTTTGGGTTCGGAGGAGTTAGGGTCTTATCGTCCGGGTTCCCGTTGTTGTCCGGCTCTTTGCCGGGCTCCGGTTCCTTTTTCGGTTCAGGCAATAGCCCGTTCATGGAAAGGGCGTTTGGGTTGTCGATCGCTACGCCTTGTTCAAACTTGATGCGCTCGACCTCCTGCCGGATCTCGTCCTCGGTCCATTTCTCGGATCGATGCGCCGTCCTTACGGCTTGTTCGATCGAATAGATGCCGCCTTGTTTGGCGAGAACCGCCATGGTTACGTCGGCGTTCTCGGCGTTGACGATATAGTCCGGGAACGTGACTTTGATATTGCAGTTATCAAAATCAATGTCCATGTCCTCAAGCCCGGGGATCGTTGCCCCCGTGTCTTGGATCCACGTGATCAACATCAGCCCCGTAAGGATCGCGTTGTTTAGAAACGGTCCCCACAGACCAAGCTTGTCCTTCCGCGTCTCCAAAGTGGCTTTGTTGCGTTCACGTTGGCTGTCCTCTCCCGAGTTCACAGCTTCGAGCCCGGTCACCCCGAGCGTCAATGGCGAAATGCGGGAGTTATTGCAGACGGTGCCAAGTTCGAGTTTCCACTTGCTGACGATCGATTCGGTCTTGTGTTGGACGGTGATCACTTCGGCTTTTGGCTGATAGTTCTGATCCATGGAGCCTTCAGACAGGATGATATGCCGGCGGAAATTGTCTAGTTTGCCGGGCTTCATCACGGTTCGGTTGTTCTCGATCACTTCGACTTTCGGGATCATCGATGCCGGGATCAGTTGAATGTCTTTGCCTTCGCGGACCTCCCGGGCGTTCTCGCTCCACAGTTCGTCGAGCTTGTCAAAGGAGCCGATCGAGCGGTCATAGTCGGATCCACCGTAGATGGACCCAGGGAACTCGCTGTTCGGACGCCGGTTCGGTTTCTCAAACGCGAGCATCTTCTTCAGGCCACTGTAAACGTATGCTTCCCGGAGCGGGTGATCGGTATCGCTGCCGACCAGTTCAGGGCACGCGCTTTGCCATTGGGCATAAGGGACGAGGGTGTCTTTGTCTCCGTCGAGATAGTGAAGTTCGTAGCGGATCACGGCGTCGCCCTCCGAAGGCATGATGTTATTGCAGCTCATGCCTGCGTATAGCATCGCTTCGTTTTTGCGGACGGTCGTATAGATCTCGTCGAGCCGGTACGATTTCTTATTGGCGTTCTTGGCCGAATCGTTCCAAGATCGGAAGGTGATGGCGGTGGTCTTATTGCGTTCCTTCGTCACGATGAAGTTGGTGAGGTCCGCCGCCTCAAGGATCGGGAACGGAGTGATGTCCGGGTCGTAAGAATACTTCCAGGCGATGTGGCCGCACCACGATTCGTCCTCGGCCGATTCTTTGCAAAGGTTCATGATGCTTAGTTCCTCGAAGATGGTGTCGACGATCATGGACCGCGTCTTGGCCGACTTGGCCTCGTCGACCTTGTCGCTTTGAGTGACAACCTCAACGCCTTTTTCATCTTTGGTCTTCGTGGTCTTGAAGACCTCAACCTTGAGATCGAACCCGAGCCCGAAAAGAAGGGTGGCCATCTTCGCGGAGATCAGGCCGGGGATGCCGGTATGCACCATCATCGTCGTGTTCGGGGCTTTCTCCCAAAAATAATTGAGTTCAATACCGTTGGCGGCCGAATAGTTCTTGAAGTCGGTCGTGTAGAGTTTGCGGAGGATATTGGGGTCGCCGATGTACCATGCCCGGCGTTCGTTGAGTTTCGTGGTGAAGCGTTCGGGCGTCATCAGATCCGAAAGGGACTTCTGATACACCGGTTTATATTCAAGTCTGGCGTTCAAGATACGCAGCCCCCTTTCGAGCTTGTCGGCGAATCGATTGTCAAAATATGTCTTGATGTTGTGCTGAATGTTCTGAAAAAATCCCACGTTATGCCACCCCCAATCGTTCCGCGGCGTAGGACAGCGTCTTCATGTGCACCGTCTCGGCGTACTCCGTTGCGTCCATCATGTCGTTCATCGGGAGGTTGCTGTCTTCCCGCTCTTTGCCTTCCTTGCCTTTGACCCATACAGAGTTTTGGTATGCTTGGAATGCCTGGATGCACCGGACATCGAAGAGGAACCGGCGTTTGCTAAAAAGAATGATGTTGAGGTCGATACGCTGCTTGATCGTCGCTTTGTACGACGGGATCACTTCGATGCCTAGGGCGTCACCGATGAGGTCTTGGATGTAGTTGCCTTCAGCCGAGTCCAACGATATGCACTCGATCACCTTGTCGCTGTTGCGGGCAAGAAAAGCCTTGAGCATCGCCGTCTTTTTGGCGTACCCGACTTTCATTCCCCCTTCGGAGGATTTGAATACTTCGAGGTCTACTAAGAAAGCACGGGAATAGGTGCTGTCGAACCCAACGAGGGAAAAGACGTTCGTGGCCCGTGATTCGGCAATGTCAACGCCA